CTGACGAGTACAAACTATGACGACACACAGAAACGTATCGTGGGTGGTCGCAATGGCTATGGTGCAAAGTTGGCAAACATCTACTCTTCCAAGTTTGAGATTACAATAAAAGATGGTGAAAACAAGCTGTTGTATACTCAAAGTTGGTCTGATAACATGACAAAGTGCAACCCACCAAAGATGAAAAAGTTTCAAGGGGCCACCTCAGTGGTGAGCATCACCTTTGTTCCAGATTGGAAACGTTTCGGTATGAAAGGGGGGATGACTGATGACATTTATGAAATTTTTCAAAAACGTGTGTGGGACTCAAACGTGTGTACCAGTCTGAACTGTAAAGTGAAATTTCAGGGTGAACCTTTACCAAAGATGTCTTTTGACAAGTATGCAAAAATGTACACACAGACGTCATCTATCGCCAGTGTCACGACTGACCGTTGGTCGGTGTGCATCGCCCCATCACAAGATGGATTTGAACAGGTGTCTTTTGTGAATGGCATATGCACCACGAAAGGTGGTACCCATGTGGACCACGCTGCACAACAAGTGGCGGCGTCAATCATCGATGAAGTGTCAAAAAAAATTCAACTCAAACCTCAACAAGTCAAAAATACCTTCTTCATCTTTGTCAAAGCCACCCTTGAAAATCCAAGTTTCTCTTCACAGGTGAAATCAGAGTGTACCTCCAAAGTTGCAGATTTTGGCAGCCGCTTTGAAGCACCAAAGACTTTTGTGAAAGCTGCACTCCGCTCTGGTATCCAAGAAGAGTTGACGACACTTTCCAAGTATAAGGAGATGCAGCAACTGAAAAAGACGGACGCCGGTACAAAGAAATCAAAAATCACAGGCATTCCAAAACTTGATGACGCAAACAAGGCTGGCACTGCACAATCTCACAAGTGTACGCTGATTGTCACCGAAGGTGATTCAGCAAAGACGTTGGCGGTTGCAGGTCTCTCCGTCGTTGGTCGTGATTACTACGGTGTCTTCCCTCTTCGTGGGAAATGTAAAAATGTCCGAGATGCGTCTGTGAAAACACTAACTGAAAACAAAGAGTTTAGTGACCTCAAGAAAATCCTTGGTTTGCAGCAGGGTAAAACCTATGAGGACACCAAAGACCTTCGGTACGGCCGCCTCCTCATCATGACTGACGCCGACCACGATGGGTCACACATCAAAGGATTGCTTCTCAACATGTTTCACTTTTTCTGGCCATCCCTGCTGAGTATCAACTTTGTGGAGAGCATGGTGACACCAATCATCAAAGCCACCAAAGGGAAAGAAACCATCAGCTTTTACACCGACCACGCATTCAAGGCTTGGTACTCCAAAAACATCTATGGCAACTGGAAAATTAAATATTACAAGGGTTTAGGGACATCAACATCTCAAGAGGCTCGAGAATATTTTAAAAATATTGAAAAACTGGTGGTGAAATTTGATGTGGACGCCATGACTGATGAATCAATGACTTTGGCATTTGACAAGAAAAAGGCGGATGACAGGAAAACGTGGCTTTTGGACACCTCTCTGAAAGACACCACACAACTTGAAATCCCCTATGGAAACATCGCACGTCTCGGCATCACAGACTTTGTCCATAAGGACCTCGTCAACTTTTCCATGGCTGACCTGAAACGGTCCATCGCCCACGTCGCCGACGGTTTCAAACCATCTCAAAGAAAAGTACTCTTTGCCTGTTTCCACAAAAATCTCAAAGAGGAGATGAAAGTGGCCCAACTCGCCGCCTATGTGGCTGATAAGAGTGCGTACCACCATGGGGAAGTCTCTCTGGCCGACACCATCGTCAAACTGGCAAACGATTACGTGGGGTCGAACAACATGAACATGCTCGTCCCATGTGGACAATTCGGCACACGCCTGATGGGTGGCAAAGATGCTTCACAGACGCGTTACATTTTCACAAAGTTGTCCCCAGAGGCTCGCAAGGTGTTTCACACCTCTGATGAACCCGTGCTCCGTTACATGGAAGACGATGGTCGCGCGATTGAACCAGAATATTACGTTCCAGTGATTCCCATGGTTCTCGTCAATGGCACGGAAGGCATTGGGACTGGTTTCAGTTCCTACGTCCCACCATTTAACCCCAAAGACATTGTGAAAAACCTTGAACGCGCGCTTCACGGAATGTCTCTCGTAGAGATGACTCCGTATTTCCGCGGGTTTAAAGGAACCATCACAAAAGATGGGATGTCATGGGTCGCCGATGGTGTGTGGAAACATGGATACCGTTCTCTGACAGTCACTGAACTCCCACCAGGGCGATGGACGCAAGATTTCAAAGAACATCTCGATGACCTTGTTGATAAAAAAGTCATCTCAAACTACACAAACAAATCAACCATTGAAGATGTGTATTTTGAAATCAGTGGTTACTCTGGTGATGATGTCATCAAAGATTTCAAATTGAGAAAGACGATTCACACTACAAACATGCACTTGTTCCACCCAGACAAAGGCATCGTCAAATACACATCACCCGAAGAGATTCTTTCAGATTTTGTGAAAATTCGACTGGAACACTACAAGAAAAGAAAAGAACACCTCATCGGTGAGTGTGAAAAAAAGGCACGTCTCTGCACCCACAAAGCCCTGTTTGTCAAAATGGTTGTCGATGGAAAATTACGGGTGTTTAAAAGAAAAAGAGCAGAGCTGGAAGGTGAGATGATACGCCACTTTCCACTCATCGATGGGAAATTTGATTACCTCCTCAACATCAGAACGTACCAGTACACGGAAGAAGCAGTGGAAGAACTGATGCGAGACGCCGCGGCGGCTGAACAGGAACTTCGCACACTGAAGAAGTTGTCACACACAGATTTGTGGCACATGGATATTAAAAAATTATACACGTAAAGTAAGTATGGGTGAAGCCGCACACGTGGCGCTCAGTGCCATCGGTAAACAGGACACCTACCTCCTGTCCAAAGACCCAGAAGACAGTTTTTTTAATTACAAGACACATCAACACTCCAACTTTCGTAAATTTCATAGAAACAGAAACGTGACACCCCCATCGAACAGACCGGACACATGGCCCTTTGGTGAAACCATCAAAGTCCAGTACAATCCTCAAAACATGGGTGACCTCCTGTCAAACATGTACCTGAGCCTCACCCTTCCAGCCCTTGAAGTCGGTGGAAACTACGCCGACCAGGTGGGACGACACATCTTGTCCCACGTGAAAATGTTTGTAGATGAGCTGGAAGTGGAGACATTTTGGGCAGATTGGGGCATCCTCTATGATGAACTGTACACTGAAATGTCTGAAAAGGTGGCGAACCGTTTTCTTCTCAACAGGTCACTGGCGTTCGATAGCTCACAGGTGTCGAACAGCTACGCCGAGTACCAATCGGATGTCGTGATACCCCTAAACTTTTTCTTTTCACGCAATTATGCCACTGATGAATACGAAAAGAATGAAAGAAACCGTCCCTATTTTCCCGTGTGTGCGTGTCACAAACAAAAAATTGAATTTGAATTCACCTTTCAACCACAAACATTCTTTGCGAATACGGCGACGACCCTCTCACTGTCAGAGTTTGACATCGTCACTGAAGAAATCACACTGAGCCCAGAGGAACGGTTGTACACGAAAGACTATCGAGGTCTTTGGGTGACAGATGTCGTCATGAAACATCCCACGGTGGTGACAAATCCTGCACAAAATTTCATTAAAAATCAACTCGTCCCCAAAATTCCAGTGAAATCCATCCACTGGTTTTTCCGGAAAACAAAGTTTGAAGACCCCGCTTTGGTGAAAGACCCATCGGAAACAGATGAAGGAAACTTTTACATTCACAACAGATTCAACTTTAGTTCCACGAATGACTTTGATGAACTCAACACCTTTTTCAATCCAGTGATGGACACAGCAAAATTTTATATCGAAGGGACACAACTCCCAAATATGACATCAACGGACCATACGTATTTTAAATATTACATTCCCTATGAAAAAAGATTGTCTCGACCTATTCGAAACATATATTCATACAGCTTCTCGATGTATCCAGTGAACGTGCAACCATCGGGAAGTTTAGATTTTAGCCAAATTCAATCAAACATGACAACCATCGAATGTCAACTCTTACCGACATCTGACCAGTACTCACTCCACATGTACTACACGGGGTATCAAACGTTCAAGTTTGAACGCGGCTTCATGTCTCTCGCTTATTAGAGAGCAATTCGTTTTTGTGTGTCGTGATGAATTGTATCACGTCATTCTTTATACACCACTTGATGAAATTCAACTGTGCGACAGTGGTATGAATTTCCTCAGATGTTCCAGGAATGGTAAAGGTAATCTTTTCCGCGCGACAGAAAGGGTCAAACAGCTTTTTACTATAGCCCAACAACGAACTTTTATACGCACAGTGGACACTGAATACTTTTCCATCGCTTGTTTTATAGGTTGTGTGATTTTTCTTTGCATAGTTTGTGATGAACCACTCTAGATTTCGTAAAGAAATTCCAGATTTTTTATTTAAAATATTCATCAATGTTGCTTTATTCTTTTCTTCGGCATAGAAATCGTGAATGGATGATAGCAGAATATCGGACTTACTCATTAAATAATATACTATTCAAATCTATAAGCTTCTTTTTATCCTGTTCCTGACACGCCGGACACCTCTCATCGTACAACACATCCATCCCATGTGTGTGCGTTGTCGCGACGTTATCTATGACCATTGGCTGAAGTTTGACTTTTTGGTACAAATGTAAAGTACAATATCCCTCGTGCGTCCCCTTTCTCGTGCACCGAACGCCATCCTTTTTCACCCCCTTACACCGCGCCCGGTCCGTCAACTCTGGGACATCACGAAGCAGCAGGTCTTTTGATATTCCGTGATGCTTCGCGACGTAGTTTATGTACCCATCTAATTTTTCATTGTATTCTATAGTCAACGCATCAACCCTGGTCGAGACACGCCGCTCAACCTCGTCCTCTATCATTTTTGCAATTCGTTGACTCAACTCATCACTCATCTGCCGTGCTCTTACTTTTAGAGAGCTCGAATTTTTTAAATAACTCTGTGATGGTAGTTTTCTGTACAGGAGCTGCTTTACCCCTTTTTTTCTTTGGGGGTTTATGTTTTTCTATAATTTCTCCAAATATAGTCTGCTTTGGTTCGGGAACCAAGGGTTCGAGAAGGTCACACACGGGGTTTAAGAACTTGTTGACGAAATAATAGTGATAATCCACGGGAATATTGTGTTCTTCCACATATTGTGGGTCCTCCGCCTTCTCAAAAGCCTTTGCCTTTGGGTCCTCCGTCTTTGTCAGCAAGTAGGGCACACGGTCACCACTTTGTGGCTCCGACCCTGGTTTTCGCTGACGCATCTTATTGTGTACCTGCACGTGTCCCATACTGATGTCCCAACTGCCATCAATGTCTTTGATTGATACGGGTTGCCCCTTCACCTTGTACGTATCCGACAACGACTGACTCAAGATGAGTTTTGGATGTGGCACATCACCAGTGAGCAACTCCAAAGCGCGCTCCCGAGCGAGCACCTGTGGTGGTTCAGGGTCCGAGGAGGTTAAGATGACATCAAGCAACTCTTTACACACCTCTCGCACGTGAGGAGTGTTGTCTCGTCGCACGAGCTGCAAGCCCTTTACGTCGATGTACTTAAACTCCACCTTTCCAGATTTCCCCTTCTCCCACAACTTTGCTGCATAGCGTTTCTTTGAATAGAG